ATTTAGCATATTCTTCGTTAGTGTTGGATTTTTTGTCATTTCGGATGTTTTGCCCCTTTCATTATTGTACCGTCGGGCATTTTGTGAGTTTTCTTTTTAATAGATCCACCTTTTCTTTTTGAATCTCTTGAAAATTTTTCTGCAACATTAGGTTTTTTAGCATATAGATATTTTCTTTGTTTATCTGATTTGAATGGCATTACGCTTTAGCAGTCTTTGCCGCTTTTTTAAATTGTTTAGCAGTTGGTGCACCTTTAGCTCCAGGTTTTCTCATTTTTTCATTAGAGCCTGCTGCAATCCTAGCACGCTTGGCATGGATGTTTGCATATAGTCCAGTTTTTTTTGTCATGAAATAATTAAACCACCTAGAATAAATCCTACACCAAAAGCAACCATTAATGGATGCTCGATGCAAAAGTTTTCTGCTATGTCTTTTATTTTAATTAAGTAATTCATTAATGTAATTTTTTAATTGATTGTATAACTGCTGTCGGAATTATACAAGTATTACCTATAGTGTCAAATGTAGGTTTATCTTTATTTAAAATATAATCAGTAAATATTCTAGTAATACCTTTGCTTTGACTTAATAGATAACCTTTAGAAACACAGATGGGTAATTTTTCTTTTTTTAAATCTTTTGTACTACTCCACCCCGCATCACCCTCGATGTCTAACCATTGAATCTCCACAAATGGATAGGCAGATATATCATCGCCCAGAGATTTTGTATTCAAAGGAATAGTTTTTCTATTTTTAACTCTTTTTTTTGGCATATCTACTTATACTATAAGGGAGATTTTGGAGCAATTATTTTTTTTTTGAAAATAAAATTATTTTTTGGCTATTGGGTTTCTCAAAACAGCAAAAAGTCAATATAATCAACACTAATTCCATATATTACTTTACTATCTATGCACTATTTGCATACCCTTACCCCTCTTTTAGTACTGTGCCACCACTAAATCGTCTACTATTCAAGTATACTGTCAAGTGTGCCATGATGTGCCACCATAAAACAGACCAATGGCACACCTATTCGTCAACAGTACCAACACTAATAAGCTAAATTTAGCCTTTGTGCCACTGTGCCACCTACTAATTCACGATAGAAAAAAAAAACAATGCCCCCAACATTTCTCTTATAGTGGAACAATTGCCGTTTTTTGGCGTAAAACGATCCACGGTCCGCGGTCAATAGTCCATAATATTTGATCCGCTGTCCGAGATTAACTATTTGTGACAATTTTATCACACTCTGTGATAAATTAGTCACACTAATTGTATATTAGATATTTTGTAGTTCCTCAACGCTATTTAGTTTGTTAACCGCTTCCGTTGGAACTTCAATATTGTTCGTTAACATCTTTAGGCGCGTCCCATCATCTCGGATTGAAGATTGTCCTTTAGCTTTAGACCATAAGTCTAAATTTTTTATAATAGCTTCTTTAGTTAACCAACCATCAATCTCCATGGTTCGCTGACCGGCGTTATAGTTAAGAAATAATACAACCTCTACTAGATGTGTTAGTTGATGTTTAACAAGATTATGGGGCCAACCGGGTCTCATATAAGAATTAGAGGACCTTCTAGTTTTTATATCTACTTGTTTACCGTTAATTTCTATATCTCCAAAACTAAATTCTTCGTAAGTTGGGAAAGGTTTATCTAATAATTTATAAACCGCTAATTCTCCCATGATGCCCGTGGTTTGCTTTTGTGTATTACCATTAAAACCGGCGGCTCTCATCCCAAAATTTTTTGAAGCTGTAATTTTTTTTGCATATTCTTCTAACTCATCCGTAACTTGTACTTTTATCATTTTATCCTTTATGTTTTTTAATGGGGCTTCCACTCTCGCTTCAGCCCCATGTTCTGGCAGAACTTCTTAACTCTGTTTAAAGGTCAATGATTTAATTCTTCCAACATCCCCGGTTTTTAAAACCATTCGACCGGATTGGTGGTGACCTATTATTAAATTTTCTTGGATCTCAATTTTTCTTATCTCTTCCAAATTTCCGTCTTTGGTTTCAATAAATATAGGACAATCCGATACCGCAGTACCTTTTTGACCCAATGTAAATTTATTTAAGTATTGTTGCAGATCTCTTACTCTCATCATCTATCTCCTTTTTTTAATATTACCGGTATAATAACCATTTGCACCTCTTTCTAACTCAAATTCCTTATGCCATTGTTTAATTCCTTTGGAATAAGAGGCTTCTGGAATACCATCGTCTCCCACATAAATAATTTCTATTTTTATAAAATTTTTTAAGGGACTTTTCACAGTTCTATTTATTTTTTTACCCATATTTTTTGTATTCTTACGAGTATTTTTATATTTTACATCAATATATCTGGTCTCCCCCGTTTCCTGGTGAACCAATACTAAATCAATAGGTCCGCTCATCTTATAAAATACATGATAATTATTTTTTCTAAAATGAGCTGCAGCAACTAATTCACACCAATCTCCTTTTTGCTGTGCGCCTTTACCATTTATAATTTGTGTTTCTTTATCTAAATTATTACTGGTCATCTGTAATCTCCGTTGCATATTGTTTTACTAATCTGTTCCATTGTTTAGTCCAAATTAATTTCATGTCTTTATTCTCTGCCTTGTTAAGCGCATTTGCTAAACTGTTAAGTTTTTTCATTTGTAATTGCATGTTCTTTTCGTTTTTCATACTTCTTTCCTTTCCTCATATTATCTATCGCCCATAACGGTTGTAAATTACTATAATGAAAACATATCACTTGTTGTCCTGGATCTGTTAAATCAAATGAAGCGCAGGGTTTGATATGATCAACGTGCCACTCACCATGATTTTCTCTAGTCATACCGGTTTTAAATTTAGATTCTAAATGTTTCCATAGTTCTTCTATTGTACAACCTAATATATTAATCGTAGAATCTGATTTACTATGTCCTTTTAAAACATCTTTAATTCTCCCTCTTAAAATAGTTAGAATTTTAAATGATGGATCATTTCTTCTTCTCTCTAAATATTTTTCAGTTAACTTTTTCCTGTGTTTTTTTCTGTATCTTTTATTTTCTTCAAATAACAGTTTTGCACCTTTGGGTGTTTTACGTCTTTCACGTCGCAGTTTATTTATATGATCTTTATTTTTAAAATCTAACGCTTTTTTTCTTTCTTTATTAAAAAAAGTCCATTGTCTTTTCCATTCAACAGGATCCTCTTTTAAGGATACAGTAATTTTATCTCTATAGTATCCATAATAAGGAACTATTCTTTTATAAATCATAGGCCATTATAAATCATGAGCCATGATTGTCAAGTTCTTTTCGTTTTGCATAGTAATCACTTACTTTTCCTAACCATTTGTATGTGTATTTTTTAAACTCTTCACCCTCTATAATAAATTCCTGGTAATAATTATCTTTAGAACACATCATAATCACACCTTTTTGTATGGAAGTTTTGTGCATATAATTATGTGCAAGTGCATATGCCACTAACTGCAATTTATAATCTGTTATCCACTCTTCTTTCTTCGGCTTATTAGTTTGTTTAAAATCTATAATTGCATCTTGGCCCTTATGTACTCCAACCATATCAGTCTGTCCGGCATACAACCCAGGGTAGTGTAAAGTACATTCTATTCCATAATATTCTGAAATATTACATAGACCTTGTTCTATAATTCTAATAGCCATATTATGTGCATTAAGGCCCACTTTAGTCATATCTAAATAACCAGACTCATCAACATAACGTTCTAGTATTTTATGCATAGCAGTGCCCCTGGCAGCCGCCTCATCAACTATTTTCACAGCATTGGCCTCTCCTATCTTATTTCTCCAAGCCAGCAAACCAGAGGCTTTATCTGGATCTTGAGTTCCAGACAATATAGTTGTAACACTTGGTAACTTTTCTTGACCCGCAACATAATGACGTTCGCCGTTAATTGCTTCTCGAATTGTTCTTGGATAGACGTAACAATTATTGTGTTTCATATTATCTCCTTTTCTCCATTATTTTTAAAAGCCTGTAATAATCTTTCATCTTGTCTATTATCTGCAATAAGTTTGTTTAATAAAAATACGCAATTACTTTTATTATTTATTGCATATTTTTTATAAATAATTTCATAAGTATTAGACTTAACAACTTGTCTAGCTGCCTCAATTTTTGAACCCCAAACATGATGAAAGTCTGTTTGTTTTTGTTTAATCCTTTCTTTTGCATAAAGATCAAATCTATCTAATAAAAACTGTGTTCTTGTACCTGTCTTAATGTATTTTTTAACACAATCAATAACATCTGATTCTCTTAAATTATGTTCTTCGCAAAACTCAATTAGTTTATTATATTTCATTGTGTAGCCTTTTTTGTGTTGTTATTATTCTTTCTCGCTGTAAATATTCTTCTGCCTCACCCATCTCTGATGGATCTACATCTACTTTAGTAAATTTGTCATAGAATCCAGTACTCAATAAAAGACCTTTCGTAACAGGATGTTGTAATTTTATAATAGCTTTTTTTAGTATTTGATCCAATCTTGATCTAGTTACACCAAAATAATCGGCTATCTCAATTATATCATGTGGTTTGTCTATCCCTAACCCATAATGCATTCTGATTACTTTTTCTTCTCTAGGAGTTAGTCGAATAGATAAAACTTGTGTAATCTTTCTATCTAAATCAGCTTCAAGAAGAGTATCCCCTTCATTTTTATGGTAGCTAACTAATTGTTTAAGTTCTTTTTCATCTACTTTAATTTGATAACTACTTTTTTTAAATCCTTTAAGTTGTCTTTCCGTAAAACAATCCTCTATATTTTTACCTAGGATTTTTAAAACTTCTTTACAAAATTTAGTGGGCTTACCTGTTTTAGTATCTAAAGGTTTCCTCGAACCACTAACTAATTGTCCTATTTTAATTGAAGGATAACCATTAACAATTGAACATTGTCGTGCAGAAGGATAGCCTGCCCCCTCAATAGCTGATAATAATCTCTCATTTCTTATTGATATTCTTACTCTATAATCACTCATTTTTATTTCTCCTTTCTTTTTTGTTCTAACTCCATTATTTGTACATACTCATTTAGTCGATCTATTTCTTTAGAAAGAGTCCAATTATCTTTTTCTACATATTTTAATCTTATAGATAATTCTTCTATCTGTCGTTCAAGATCCAACGGTCCGCGATCATCTGTCATTTATAATTTATAAAAACTATACTCTAAAGTAAGTTCATCCCCCATTTTAATATCTTTAAGTGTAACTAAATTCCATTCGGTTTTAGCGCCATCAGGACGTTGTTTAATCTTCTCACAATTAGGACCAGAGATTTCAACCAACTTATCATTTTGTAATTCTTTAACAGTTGGCTCATGATTAATAAATCCTCCAAGTGGAGTTCTGATTAATTCTTTAGGAGACATCTTATCTTTCTCAAGTTCAATATGAGAAACCCCTAGATCAGTTCCTTTAGGTATGTCTATAGATGAAAATAAACCCTGGCCTTCAATTAAACTTTCCTCAATAAATAAATCATAACTTAATGGTTTATAGTTTTTCTTCTCATGGTCCTTTGCCCTATTAGCATCTATTACTTCGAAGTGTTCTTCTTTTAATTCAGTCATTGATTCTCTCCTTTATTGTTATTTCACCTTGATTGTTGCAGTGTTTGCAATCGCTTATAAGTTCCTCTCTACCTTCCTCAAATAGAGATCTTACATAACCATTGCCTTTACACTCACTACAGATAACTTTACGATAACTATTTTCTTGAGCCATTTTTATATCCTAGCTTTTTAGTTCGTTCGGTAGCTAATATTTCAATTGTTTTACTTATAGTAAGGTGTGCGTCGGTAACCTTATTAGCAGCTAAAAAATGTAGCTTTTTGTAAGTATCTATTGGAACACTAACTGATTTAAACTTAAGTGGATTCGCCATGTTTTTATCTTCCTTTCTTTTAATTAATCTATTTTATATATGGGAAGTTATATCAATATAAAAGTGCTTGTCAAATAAATAATTTTAATATATATTAGGGATCTCTTCTCACACCTTTTGTTTGCCGTGGCTTTTTGCCACGGTAAGCAAGATTAGAATCTTTCTAAACTACCGACCTTGACCTAAATAACGTTTTTGAGATTTTTGACGACGTTCGTGTTTTGATTGAGATTTTTTATGTTGACCAGGACCTCTTTTAGTAGGTCTATCACGTGGTATAAAATGAGAGAAATTTTGTTTAGCCATTAGTCTTCCCAATCATGAAGATAATAATCTCCTTTAGGAGAACTATTAATTATAGGGATGTAACTAATTTTACCATTAACTTTTTGTTCTAAATCCGAACCGCAATCAATGCATCTAAAATAAGTTTTTTCAATACATATTAACTTTGTATGTTCCTTGCATGTAGGACATTGTCCTTTAACAACTTCTGTACTAAATTTAAATGTTTTCTTTTTCATCTCTGTGATAATCGATCCATATGAGAATATATTCTTCCAATGACTTTGTCAAGGTCCATCAGTTCTTGCTGGATCATCATCACTAAAACTTGAACTTCTACGAGTGTGATCACTACCCACGAAGCCAATCCCATTAAAATTGTACCTAGTAATCCTATTAATATTGTGTTAGTTTTTCTTGTCATTTTTTTTCCTTTTAAAACGATCCGCGATCCACTCACAAATATCATCCATTTTAGCAAAAAAATTATAACAGAATCTATCAATCATTTAAGTCTCATTCACCTCTGTACATGTAAATTTAGTGGATAATTTATTTTTATTAACAAACTTCTCTTCTTGTGCAAGTATTATTTCTTTAGATAATTCATATGCAGCAAGTGTACATTCTTTCCAAGAATTATAAGGTTGTTTAATTTCTGCGGGGGGTAAACATTGACTATCTATAAAAGAACACAGAAATATTACTAAAGTAAATTTCACGGTGTATTATACTCTGCCGGTCCACCTAATAGAGCCAGTGCCACCATCAACACAACTAATAATGCTGTAAATCTGTAATCCATCCTGGCGCTCTCCTTTATTGACATGACAAACATTCCTCTCCAGAATTTTTAGGGTCATCACACTTACAAGTATCACAAGGACATATACCGTACACATCTGTGTGGAGGTCATCCAGGCAATGACATTCATGACCGCATTTTTTACATTCATTTTTGTTTTTCTTTAAATCCATAGAGTTTATCCCTAATAATTAGGCATCCAGTTATTATGTATATAGTTATAAAAGTCGTGACAAATAACAATAATAAGCACAACTGCATCAATGTATCTATGATGAAGTATCGTATTTTATCAAAGATCTTTCCCATATGAAAGAATTATTTTATTTTATTTCGCCCCAATTAGCGCCAGATTCATAGTCAACTTTGTTAGGAACTTTCAATTCTACAGCAGATTCCATAATCTCAATAATTTTTTCTGCTTGAGCATCAGATTCTACAGATATATCTACTTCATCATGAATTTGAATATGAGGTATGATTCCTGCTTCATATAAAGCTACCATAGATTTCTTTGTCATATCTGCTGCACTACCTTGAATTAATTTGTTCAAAGCTTTGTAAGTAAATGCACGTTTTAAAGGTTCATCATATTCTTTTCTAGCCATCTCAAGAGGTAATGGTTTAAAAATACCAAACTGTGTAGGTTGCCATAGGTCAAAATGACATGCACGTCCACCTAGAGTTCTAATTTTACCATAATCATTTGCTTTTCTAGTTACATTATTCATAAGCTTCTTAACAAAAGGAGCTTTAGTGTGATATTGTCTAATCAATTTTTCAGCTGATTCTTTTTGTAAACCCAGTTCCGACATTAATTTATTTTTTCCCATTCCATACATCAATCCAAGGTTAATAGTTTTGGCTTGCTTACGTTCAATACCTGCCATATCCGCTACTACCTGGTGGAAATCCGCATCACCTTCATTGTATGCATTAACAATTTCATCAACACCTTCCAAGTTTTGAAGTTTTGCATAGTGTACTAAAATTCTAGGTTCTTGTTGTGAGTAGTCAAATGATCCCCAACTAGTTTTTTCTTCCGGAATAAAAATAGATCTAATCATTGGTCCAAGTTCCGGATGTCTTGCCGGAATCTGTTGTAGGTTAGGATTACTCATAGAGAATCTACCTGTAACTGTTCCACCTTGATCTGATCTTATTTGATTTATGTCTGCATGAATTCTACCATTATGAGCATGCTTGGTAATCGAATCAATAAAAGTTGTATGTGCTTTATTAATCTCTCTAGCATCTGCAATAGATCTTGCTAATTCATGGGGATGATTCTGTAAAAAGTTTTTAGTAAAACTAGGTTCATTACTTTTTTCAGTTCTATCATAAGGAAGTTTTAATTTATCAAAAGCTGTAGCGATACTTCTTGCTGCGTGTATTTCTACATTAATACCTGTTAACTCCTTGATTTTATTAAGTATTTTGTTCTCTCTTACTATTAAATTTTTCTTTAAATTAGCCGCATGTTCAAGATCAACTCTTACACCTTTGAATCTCATATCAACTAGACAAGGAAATAATTTAGTTTCTAAATTAAAAACGTCCATCAATTCTTGGTTATGAAGTTCTACATTCAATCGTTGCCATAACTTTAAAGTTGCTTCAGCGTCTCGTTCAGCATATTCACCTACATACATTGCAGGAAGTTTATACATTTCTGCTTTAGCGTTTACTGAATAACTTTTAGCTGCTTCTTGTAATACTTTTTCATCTTTACCAATACCAACATAAAATTTAGCTAAAGTATTTAGTGTATAAGACATTCTATTCTCATCAATTAAAGAAGCCGCAATCATTGTGTCAACAATGTGTCCTCTAATTTTAATACCTGCAGATCGAAGCCAACAAACATCATACATTGCATTGTGAAATATAAAGGTAGTTTTCTCTTGATTAACTAAATCCTGAACCCATTGTAATACGAGTTTTCTATCCATATTACCACCACCCTCGTGTCCAATCGGATAATAACCTTTCCACCCATCTACGGCCACCGCAACGCCAGCAATGTGTCCTTTTCCAGTAACATTACCTGACCCAAGGGTCATTAAATGAGGATCACAGGTTTCTAAATCTATAGCAACTTCTTTGTATCCCGATAAATCTTTTAGTTCATCAGGTGCAACCCATTCCGTCTCGGGTGCAAATAACGGCATTTGTGTATTTCTCATGTGTAATCTCTCTCTTTCACCATTTCTAGATAATGTATTGCTTTATCTATATCTTGTATGCCACCCTTCTCGGAGTGCCTACATATATACTTTATAGCGTTGCCTTCTGCAAAAAGCAACTTATTTTCATTAATAAATTCTGCAGGTTGTATAGCAAAATACATATAATGATTTCCACCTACTTGTTTTAACAAAGGATCTAAATCCCCAAGTTTAACTTTATCATTAACAATTCCTTTTTCTTTTAACTTTTTATATTCACTTTTCATTTTTTTTCCTTTTCTTTTCATGTTGTTTATAGTCTTTTAATGTTGCTTCACTTGGGTAATATACTTCAACAAAACTATGACACTCTGGACAAGATAAATTTGTCACTATACTATAAGTATCATTTTCTTCTTCTACATCATGGTCACCACCCCATATTAATTTAGTGTTACAGTGCCAACAGTTCATATTAATCCTTTTGTTATTATGTATGCTAAAATTGAAAAAAAAGTTATCAAAACTAAATCTTCAATATAATCTGGTTCATCTTCCATAGTTAAATTATATAAGCCCGATCAAAGTTTTTAGGATCTAGTAAATGCAATTCACGCTTCGCTCTCGTTGCGCCAGTGTAAAATAATCTATGTAATTCATCTGGATCATAACTAAAAGTTTCTAGTGCTGCACCTGTAAGGTCCTGTAATAGTAAAACGTTGTCGGCTTCTCCTCCTTTCGCTGCGTGTATAGTTGACATTGTTATACGAGGATTTTTATTAATCATCTCACCATTCGCCCTCATATTACGAATATAAGTTTCCGTCATAGGATCTAAACCATTAAATGATTTATACCATACTTCAGATATTGTTAATCCATGTTGCTCTTGACATTCTTTTAATGTATACTTCGCGTCCGAATGCAAAGTTTTACCCTTTTGATACCCAACACTTACATTAGACCCTAAATACTGATAAATATTTTTAATCTCTAAATGATTTAAAAACTCTCCTTTACGCCATGATTCCCAATTATTTAACGCAAGTAATAGTTTTAAAGGTACAGAATTAATTCCTTTATATTGATAATACCATCCTTGTATTTCACATAAATCTTTGGCATCATCTAGAAAATAGTTTGCAGAAGATAATACTAACCAATTACCTTTACTCATATCTACCTGTGTTATATCAGAATATCTTTTTAATAATCCTATTTCATCTCTAGGCTTATATTCTTTCTCAAATCTATTTTGTACTTTGTTTATTATTTTTTGAGATAATTCATGAATAGGTCCACCTGGAATACGATAGGACTGTTGTAATACTTCAATATTATTTACTTCTTCTTTTAACGCTATGAAGTGATCTACATCCGCTCCGGCCCATTTAAATATTGCTTGATCATCATCACCTGCTATATAAGTTTTCTTTGCATATTTCCAAAGATGTCTAACCATTTCCCATTGTAATAAAGATAGATCTTGTGCTTCATCTATAAACAATACTTCAAAACTACTAGGTATATCTTTTTT